GAGTCTATCTCCAACCGAACCTTCTGATGTCCATGTCATGCCATTCCCTCAATATACTTCGTGTGGCCTGAACACCTTGTTGGTTCTTCCAGCACGGACTACACCGAGAGCTACGGCCCCATCATTTGCATTGTAGTCCGATTCGCTATTGTCGAATTTCCTTATCATGCCGACTTGTTGCGGGTCGGGAGTATAAGTTGGCTTGAGTGCTTTTTGTAGCCTGTCGTGTAGTTCTAAGTCACTACCAAGAGATTCCAAAGCATTCTTGGCATCAGTTAGATGCTTACCTATGTCATCCCTGTTATTCAGGTCTATCGCTTTCACCATCATTTCAATGGATGCCAATGCCCTTCTTGCCATCGGATCCATCTTTTGAAGTCCAAATATATCGCCTTCGCTCATGTCGCTCACTCGCTTCTAATTTCTCCATCGTTAATGATTGTTATCCTAACGCTGACCTTTGGCTCCGGCGTTCCTCAACTTAGCATCCACGCTCGCTTCTGCGGCAGATTTCTTGTGATCTGTCTTGTCTTTACGAGAAGAAGAGGATGCGTGTGCGCCACTTACACGACTGATATTTCTAGGGGATTTCCCTCCTGACTTTCTTGTTTTCCTCTGACTTCTGCCTATCGTTTTCAAGGATGGCAAATCAGTTCCATGAGTCATGGCGGTGGATTCCTTGATTGGCATCTGCCCGTAGTCCTTACCATCCCTCTTGACGACTATCCATGCCGAAGAAAATGACTTCTTCAAATCGTCAGGATGCTTACCCTCTTTCTTGAGGTCTTTGTAGCATTGGCACATGGGTTCTTTGGCAGAACATTTCATGATGCCTTTTTTCATGCAAGCACAAGGATTGCTTTCTGTTGCCCCACAACAGCAACTTTTCTTTTTCAACTCAGCCATTAACAATTCCACCTTTTCAATGCCGCACCCTTTGGTGTTAGCTTGCCACCCTTACTCGTTGGGCCTTTCACGCCACCCATACGAGCGCAGAAAGATTTTCTTCTTTTTGCTTTCTTACTTCCTGGTTTAAGTTTTGAAGGCTTCTCTGTCACAGGTGGCTTTAGGTTAGCACCCTCTGTCCTCTTGAAATGCGCTCTGCCCTTTGCACTAAGGCCACCCTTGCGACTGTGTTTATTCTTGTTATATCCATGAAATGGCTTGTCTTTCTTCTTCGCCTTGATTAGAACCGCTTTTGTCAGGAGATTGCAAGTAGGGCAATTGCATGATTTCACCATTGTTGGCTTCCCTCCTACTCCTTGCTTCTTGCTTCTCTTTCTTTTTGTAGCGGCCTTCTTCTCCTTAGCACTCATAGATCCTGCCGTCTTCGGTGTCTTTGAGCTGACTTTCTTCGATGGGCGGCATTTCGGATAGCCCCTACTAGATTTGTCAGCATCATCCCTACCGCACGGGGGATGCTTGCCATCCTTGTCTTTACGAGATACATCAACCCATTTCTCCTTGAACCAATCTCGTAGGTCTTTCGAGATGAGTTCTGAGAAAGGAAGTGCCTCGGCATTCATTTCTTCCCCTTCTTCCCTTTTGACTTCTTCTTCCAACCGCCACCTTTGCCCTTGTACCACTTAGCGGCCCAAGCATTGGCATAGGCTGACGGATATACATCGAATTTCGCTCTTGCTTTAGATTTGGCCTGTGACCATAGCCCAGGGTTGGTAGGAGCATTGTCGCCTTTTTCCTCGCTCTTTGCTATGTCCCATGCAATGTCGAAGGCATCTGCCATGCTATGCCTTTTCTCAACAATTGTTTATTGCATTTGCTCATTGAGGCGGCGGTTGTCCGCCTGGTGGTGGTGCGCCCCCACCTTGAGCCTGAGCCGCTTCTTCTGCCTTAGCCGCCAACTCCTCGGGAGATGGCTCCTTGAAGTCGAATTCTAGGAATTTGTCGTCTATTTGGTCACGCAGTTTCGCATCGTATCCTGCTTGCTTCATCTGCATCATGTTGCGGATAGCCATCTCATCCCTGCGGAATCGCATGATTTCATCTTCTTCTTCGTGTGGGTTGAGTGTGATTGTCCACTCATCTATGCCGAACGCCTCAAGCAATGTTGGGAATAGGTGTCTGTTGTATATTGACTGAGCGTATGCCAAAGCACGGTTCGTGACCACGATCTGCATACCCTCGTTGTTCAGACCGCCACCAGATACGTCATTCATGAATACGTTCGATACGCCATAGTATGCAGAGATGCGTTGTCTGATGTCATCCTTGATTGGTATGTATTGCAACTCTTCGAGTGTGTCCATCATACGGACATACTCAAGACCGCCCCTGCCGGATTCGGTTTCAACACCGATGGTCGGCACATAGTTTGGGTCACGCTCAAGATGTTCCTGGATGTTGCGGGCAGTCCTCTCCACAGTTTCCATGTTGGATGACTTGATGACCATGACTCCACGAGGCATCCTCTTCTTCTGATATGCCGAATAGACGTAGTTATCCATAGCGATGAGAGTATTGACTTGCCTCCACATGGTAGCAACAGGGCTACGACCATACAACTTGGAAGGCGACCACTTGCTGATGTGAATGACTTCGCCCTCGGTATAGACTTGCCCGTTGCCTACACCTGCTAGGTTGATGTAGTGAATTGGTACGACAGGCATACCAGACATAGGGCATACTGCATCAGGGTCGCTTGTCCTGAATGACCTATCGACCAAGCTAGTGTATTGGGTTCCTCCTCGAATCCCTCTCTTGTCTGCCATGATTCGCATGAAGATAGGGTCTGCACGGGATACTTCCCTTATGCGGAAAAACATAGGTTGCTTAGTAGCAGGATCGACAAAGTATTCTTTCGTTAGAACGAGATATGCATCATCGACTATGTTCAAGTCCATTTCTATCTCTCTGAGTATGTCGATGAATCTCTGAGTCATTCTGTTCTGCCCACCCAGGACAGTCTCTGCGTATTCGATTTGGCCCTTATCCGCCTTGCGGACTTCTCCACCACAGTCTTTGCACGACTCCATCTCTTGATGATACTCGGCTTCGCATTCGACACACTTGCATACGAATTTGGATTTCCACTCCCATCCCTTGCGGAATGTTTCCACGCATAGGTGATTTAGAATGGAACGGAGAACCATGCACTCGTAAGCCGCCGCATACAATGCAGGGACAGTAATTCCTTGAAGAAGAGGGGGTTCTTGCACACCTTCTGTGAAGAGAGGCATAGATGGAATAGGGGTGTTATAACGCTCCATGTCCATGCCGATGGCAGCGAACATTCGCTCCATTTTCTTGCCATCAACCACTTGCCTTCACCTTCTCTTTCATGATGTCGAAATCATCAACTGTTATTTTGTGTTTGCGAAGCAAACGAGCCTTGTCTGCTTTGTCAATCGAATCGTAAGCCAACACTATCAGCGTGTCTCTGTCTCCCCGCAATGCATTCAGAATCATATGGGGAGAGGGATATTGGTCAGACTTGGACAAATGAGATTCCGCAGTTTCCAATGCTTTACGAACTGCTATTTCCCCTTCAATAACCAAACCCATTCCTTCTGCCTTTACTCCGGTTATTCCTTCTTTCAGTAATGCATCCACATACCAGGGTGCTGATGGTGCGTTGAAGTTTATCTCCAAACGTGGTTGTAGCCTGGTGTCGAACTTGAAACTACTGTTGCTATCTATCAGTCCTGCAAGGAACCTATCTGCATCTTTGAGTATCACATCTCTTCGCATGATGTCATAGAACAGACCCCTGCCCATCGACTTGCCAATCTGTCCGATGGAAATGATGTCGAACAAGAAACCATGAGATTTGATGAGGGATGAGATTTCAGCAGGACTCGCTTGGACACCGTATGATTTGAGTGTTTGAGCATTGACTGCTCCTCTTGACGATAGTATCTCCCTGCAATTCTTCAGGATAGATCTCTCCCTGTGAGATAGCCTTTCGGATTTGTCGAGGGTCGTTCTCCACAAATTCTCAGCATTTTCCTTTTCTGCTACAGTCTCAGCAGAAACCCATGTCTTGACGAAACGCCTGAATGGTAAGTCTAGTCTCTTTGCATTCTTGTTCAGAGAGTCATAGTCTAAGTCAGTCAATGGCAACTCATGGACTAAATCAGGTGAAACACCCACAAACTGAGCCAATGTTGATTGTTTTTCGAGAAGAAGTAATGGTTGTATAGAATCCAAGACTTTGAGTTCGTTGCCTTTGATTAGAATCTCAGTCATCTCTCTTCCTGTCATGCCGAAGTTATCCATGAACCAGGATTTCATCGTATTAGGAACAGGAGCAGTTGCGGGCAATTCCGTTCCGCTTTCTGCGCTATTCAGACCCCCTGCTTCTGCATCCTGCCTTGTTTCTTCGGCCTGTTTCTTGTTTTGCTCGGCTTCTTGTGCAGATTGCTCCGCTTGTGCCTCTTTCTCGGCTTGTTTTTCTTCTTCCATTTGCAAGTCTTTTTCTGCCTGTGCGGCCTCTTGCTGCTTTTCTTCAAATTTCTTTCTAGCGGCATCTATGGCATACGGTGCTACTGCTCTTGCAGCCGTTGCAGCCGCACCTATCAAAGCCGGATTCTTTCTTATTGAGTCTGTCAAGTCTTCCACTCCTGGTACAGGTTTTAGGTATTCACGCATCTGCCCACCCCAACCTGTTCTTCCACATCTCGCCATCTAGGATAATTATGTTTTCTCGGTATTCCTTAGTCGCCTGTACCGAAAGTGCAAGGGCAATCACCATGTCATCATGCGCCCCCAGGCTTTCCATGCGCCCATTGTCAAGCATGGTGAACATGGATAATTCATTCAACAAAGTGTTCATGTGTCGCTTGGTTGCACCTTCATCCTTGTATGGTATGAGGAGATGCCTTTGCTCAAAGTGCAATTGCAAGGTGTGAATCAAAGCCTCCTTCTTCATGCGACTCATGTTGAAGGGTTTGATTGGCAAATCGCTGATTTCCTGCAACACTTGATTGAATGCCATAGCGAAGTTGTTTGTCTCAAGCTCAATGATGACCGGATTGAAGCGAGCGTTCAATTCGATAATCTTGTCAATCTGCTGATTGAAATTCATGTTCTTCTCATGATGGACATGGACTATGCGCTTGTGCCTGTTCTCATCCATGCCTATGACCATCATACAAGTGTAGTCCGCACTACGGTCTGCGCTTATTGCAGGATCCCAACCGATGTAGTAGTTCAATGACTCATCAGGATCGGGATAGTAGGATAGCATGAGAGAGTCATCTTTGACATTAGCCAACATCTCCTCGGGGAAGAGGCTTGACTCACTAGCTATGGGTTTGCATAGATACTCACGAGTGAAGGCTATGGATGTCATCTCTCCCCTTCTCGTATTGAGTGCATCGAGATTCCATCGCTCGGGCCACAGAGGTTCGCCTGTTGCCTCATTGATTGCAGGATACTCCTTCACGCAATATCCGTCAAGACCCTTGAGTTCTGAGTATAGGTCTGTGAATGAGAACGGCGTTCCCACGACACACATTTGAGCCGTGTGGTGCAGAACAGGTAGCAATGCAGTATAGAACCAAGTGGAGATAGACTTCAATTGCGTATCTGCCTCACTAGACAGAATGTCGTCAAGAACCACTATGTCAGGGTGAGCACCACGAACGGCCTTACCGATGGACATGGCTCGTATGGATGACTTGTTCGTGAACTTGAACAACTGCTTCGCCCATCCTCTCTTTGGCTTGAGATGAGCAAGTGCAGGAGTGGTCATGATTAGCTCATCCATCTTTGCCATGTGGTCTATGGATTGATGCTGACTGTGGCTGAAGAATAGAACCTCAGTCCCAGGATTGTATGCCATCTTCCACAAGAGATACACTCTGAAGAAGACAGACTTGCCATGATCTCGACTTGCTATAACGCAGACCTTGTTGTGGTTCTCCGCATTCTCATACCACTCCTTGTGAAAGTTTGCTAGTTGGAATCCGCAGATGTCCTCAAAGAAGAAGCGAAAGTCACGTTTCCCCATTTGCCAATCGACTTTGCTCGTTAGTTCGAGCATTGCGTCATTAGTCACTATTCCACCCCGAAGGCAACAAACTCATGTTGTCACCACCAGGCGTATTCCTCGGGAACAATGATGCCGGAAGTAGGGATAGGTCATCGCCTTCCACTACATCAATTCCAATGTCCGGCTTTTCTTGAGGAGGCTCGGCTTTGACAATAGGAGTGATATATTCTGCTGGAACATCCTTTCTAGGCTCTTTGATTGCAAAGGCGTTGGGATTGCTGAATGGATTGGCGAACGGGTTTTCCAAAGGCAAAGCATCCACACTATTCTGTATGCCGTCATCGTCATCAGCAAACACTTGGTTGTGAGTATTGCCTCGAATTTGAGCTATGACTGAATTCATCACTTCGTCTTCTTCATCGACCTGCTCAAAAGGAACTCCCCTATCCTGTGATTCTTGCAGTTTTTGCCTATTGGCATCCATAGTTGCAGTAAGGGCCATGCCTCGCCGCATGGCTTCCATTCTCTTGTCATCTCTTCGCGCGACACCTTTTCTGTGACTGTCACGAATGCGCTCTAAATAATCCATGATGCCCTTGTGAACCGCTTCATCCTTACTTGCGGCCCAAGCCATGTCGAACGGATCATTGGTAGGCATATCTTAGTGCCTCCGTTGAATCTCTAATTCTGAATGTGTGCATGGTCTTCTGCAAGTCCCAAAAGTCATCGTATGGGTCATCGGATGATGCGGCGAATGTTGAGGGGTTAGTTCCGGCTAGGGTGTTCAGTTGGTTTAGTGATGTCTTCTGGTCTCTTCGGCCACCCCTTCTAGTTAATGCATTATAAGCAGCACCTCCAAGCATGGATGCGCCGCCTGTCATGAGTCCTAGTCCTAAATTTCTAGCCATGCCGCCTCTCTTGTTTGCTCTTGCGTCTGCATCGGCTAGTTGCGCTCCTGCTCTCTGAGCTAGTATGTTCTGTGCCGCCTGATTACCTCCTGCGGCGGGCGATGCCCCATCTGCGGCGGGTGCAGCAGGTGCGGCTCCTCCTGGTGCTGGTGCGGCTGCACTTGCTTCTGCATCACCTGTGGACATATCTCCACCTGTGGACATATCTCCACCTGTGGACATGGTATTAATTGGAGCCATGTTGCCACCCCTGCTTTCATTTATCATAGCCTGTTCAGTCGTAGCTCTGAGGTTTCCTCTGTTTTCCATTTGTCTGAGTTTGCGAGCCTCATTTCTCACACCTGCTTGCTGTTCTCTATCAAGCCCCAATCTTCTTTCATTTCGTGCCTCAATGGCGGGCATAGCACCTTGACCCGTGAGTGCGCCTCTGATTGCTGCACCTGCGGTTCCGAGTTTGTCATCGGGATTGATGAAACCTGATGAGCCTCTGCCAACTCTCTGTCCTGTTGCCGGATCGACCTCACCGTAAGCCATTCTTCCGGCTGCTCTTTGAGTACCACTAGCCAACGCTTTCGCACCTCTGACTAATCCTCTTCCTGCTGCTGCACCTGCGGCATCCACTCTTGGAACTACTTCTGATGCCAAGCTAGAATAGCCACGACCTGCTGCTTTCGCTCCTTCAACTGCTCCACGACCTATTGTTTTAGCCGCACCTAGTATTCCCTGTCCGACTCTCTGTCCTGTTCTCGACATCGCTTCGCTTGCTGCGGCTCTGTTCTCAGGAGTATTCACTCTATTGAAAGCATCTTTTCCCCTATTTACCATGCTTTTAGCAGCACCTAGAATGCCTTTACCTGCTGTCATTGCGCTTGAAGCCAGGCCTCCGGTAGCCCTTCCTGCTATGTCTTGAGCAGCACCAACTAATCCCTGACTACCCTGAAAAACACCTTCTGGATCGGCACTCGAATCGCCTCCTGTCAGCTTACTGAATCTCCGATTAATATCCGCATCTGCCGCATCAGTCCCTTCGGTTCCCAGGACTGCATCCCTAGCACCGCTTGCCGCACCTTTCGCTCTGCTTGCTATGCTGCTTGCAGCACTACTGATTGCATCTTTTGTACCCCTAACTGGGCCTTTGCCATATACTGCATCTCTTGTCCTCTGATTGTCTGCTTGACGCTTCTCTTCTAGTTTCTCAGGCGGTAGGCTTACACTACCGTCTTCTTTGACTCTGCTTGCCAAATCATAGGCTGCAGTTCTCGTGGCATCTAATTTGGCAAGCATAAATGCGGCTTGCAAAAAATCATTGCCATGATAATAGTGATTAGTCATAGAGAGCCACCTTTACCATCTGTACGCTTGAGTGTGGGATGTTGAATGACTTGGCGACCTCTCTCCAATCGCCTCTTGTGTGGAATATGGTGATTACATCGTTTGTTCCCATCTGCACCTTGCTCGACAGGAGAGCCACGTCAAGAGGGGATGAAACAGACAAATCACCTAGAGATGCATAGTCATCGACTACGCTTTTCGCTAGTTCCAATTGGACTGTTTCGATGTAGTCTTCAATCTCGGGTCGTATCTCATCAGAGCGCAGAAGTAGTTCATCAGGTGTAAGTCTTCCTAACAGTTCTGCTAACCCTGACAACTTTGTTCGCCCACCCAATGAATCAATGTTCGATTGAAGCGATTGTATATTGCGTTTCTGTTCCATATAAGGATTGTAAGGCGGAACATATGGTACAGAACGAGGGGCCGCAACAGGTGGATTCTGCGGTGGAGGAGCAACGGGCATATTTCTAGGAACACCCACAGGTGGCTCCTCTGGTGGCATTTGCGGTTCTTGCTCGGCGGGTTGCTCTCTAGCCGGTCTTTCAGGAATTGGTGGTAGTGCGGGTTGTACGCCTGGGCCTTCGTAATGATCCGGTGGTCGCCCACCTGTTGATTCGAGGTGAGCGTTATACAGGCCATCTAGGATTTTTTGCT